GCCCGGGTAATCCCCGGACATTCCAGTGCCCAGGTTTCGTAGTCCGCCGCCGAACCGCCATTGGGAATAATGCGGTAGGAGCTAATCACCCGAGCCCGCAACGATTCGATACTTTCCGCCGCGACACCACCGCTCAAGCCCGGATCCAGCACCGTGAAGGTATTACCGATCCCTTGCACCGGCTGCACCGGAAACAAAGTCAAACCGGCATCACCATTACCCAGGCTGCCGGCGTCCAGCGCCTGGATCGGTGCAATATTGGTCCCGCCGCTGGTGGTGCCACCCACCGTCACGGTGTAACTGCGCCCATCACTGGTCTGCAGCAAGGTCCCGGCATCAAGCACCGCCCCCGCCGCAGCGGTATAGCTGACACTGCCGCTGGCCGCTTGCGCCGCCTTGCGGGGCTGATGCAAACGCAGTGCGGCAATACGTTCCAGGGTGGTGTCATCGGCGGTGTCGGGCAGGATCTGATCGGCGATCCAGTCGAGGTAGCCGTAGAGGCCGAAGGCCGCACCACTCAAGGTGCGGGCCAGGACCTGTGCATCGGACTGGCGCAGCGAATCGCCGGCCAGGTCGCCTTGGGTGCGGTTGATCAACACCGGCAGCGAAGGGGTTTCAAACGGCATAAGTCACCTGCCAACTATGGTTCGGGTTGATATCCAGGCGCTCGCCGCTGGCCAGGGTCAGAACCGTACGCAGGTTCAGTCGCTGGGCGTCGAGCCGTTCGGTTTGAATGTCGATGGCGCTGCAATGGCCGTCGTCGAGCAGCCATTGCAAGGCTTCCCGGGCATAGAACTCGGCGTCGAGCTGGGTCTGTGCGGTGAGCTTGACCCGCCGCAACAGCCACAGCCGCGAACCGATACGGTCGTCGGTCACCGAGGGAAAACTGTCGCCCCACCAACCGAAACGCTCGTCGTCATCGATCGGGTCATCGGTATTGGCGCGACGCCAGGTAAACAGGCTGATCAGCACCGAACGGGTCAGCGCCGTCTTCAGGTCGTTGGACACGAACATCAGGCACCTCCCGTCGGCGCGCCGGTCTGGCCGTTACCCGGCTGGATGCCGCCGTGCACATGCTTCATCTGGCTGATACCACCGGCGACCTGATCGCCCTGGGAGACGATCTTGCCGGTCTGGGTCAGGCTCGGGGTGTCGATGTTCACCGCGGTACCGGCGCGAATGTTCAGGGTGCCGGTTTCGATATCGATGATCCGGCCACGCTTGAAATGGATCTTGTCGCCCTCGTCGGTGTAGAGGGCGATTTCGCCGGGGGCGAGGTTCTGCAGGCGGTAACGGCGGTCGGCGACCACCAGGACGATAGCGTGGGAACGGTCGCCGCCGAGAAAGGTGGCGATGCCTTCGGCGCCGGCCAGCGGGTTGCTGGTGAAGCCGTAGGGTTCGAAGTGCTCCATGTCGTCGTTCACCTCACCGGCGGTCAGGCGCATTTGCAGCGATTGCAGTTTGTTGGCCGAGTTGGCGAGCACGACAGTGCCGCGCGCCAGCAGGCGTGTCAGTAGGCTCATGGGAATTCCTTGGGCAAACGGGGTGATTACTTCTTGGCCTTTGCCGGTGCCGGTGTGGCATCGAAGACCTGCGGCGGCGCCACGACCAGGGTGGTGATCGAGCCCTGTGCGGACAACGAATACGTCACCTTGGAGATGAGCATGTCCTGGTCCACGTCCAGCACCGGATCCTTCACCCGCACGGTCAGGTTGTGTCGCCACAGATCACCGTTGGACTGTCGCCAGCCCTGCACGGTGTAGGTGGTCGTCAGGGCCTTGGCGCGGCGTGTCGCCCGTTCCCAGTCAGCCCGTTGCTGGGCCAGGACCGGAGTGATCTGCGCGCTTTCGCTGATCACCGTCACGCGCTTGCGATCCGGATTGGCCTCGCTGGACACCCCGGAGACTTCGCTCACCGCACTGCCGCTGTTCTGGTCGCTGCCCTTGTGCTGGCCGATCACCCGGTACTCGGAGAACACCGCGCTGTAGTCCCTCGCCGTATTGGCCGAAAGAATGTTCTTGCCCAGTTCCAGTACATCAGTCGCCTTCCCGGCACTTCCGGGCTTGGCGAGTACCAGGTTGCCGGCCGCGTCATCGGTGGAGAACACCCGATACAAAGTCAGTAACCGATCGATGGACTTGAACACCGTCTCACCCGGCACGATGCTGTGGGTCTGCAGTTTGGTGGTTTCCGGGATCTCGCTGCGCACAGTGATCTTGTAGGGTTTGGCCAGCGCCTCGACGATCTTCAGCAGGCTCTGTTCACGCCATTGGCTCGGCTGGTTGATGGCCGCGCAATCCACCAGGTCCTGGGTCAGCGAACTGCCCTCGACGGTCAGGCTGATCTGATTGCCGTCATAGCTGATGGGCGCCTTGAACACGTAACCGGTCAGGACCTGGTCACAGCCGATCATGACCGAACAACGGGCACCGGCCTTGATCGGCAGGGCCTGGGTCTGTCCCGGCCATTTCCAGGTGATACCGAGCTTGAAGGTACGGAACTGACGCTCGAGATCGGCCGTGATCTCGATGGTCTTCCAGCCCTCATAACTCAGGCCGTCGACCAACAGGACGACGGCGTTGTCGATGTCGTTCATGACTTACTCCTTGGAGACCTGCAACGGTACCGGCGGTATGAAACCGGGGTGCGAAATCCGGTTGCGCTGCACCACCTCCCCCACCCGCGTGGCATCACCGAGCTTCTGGTAAGACACGACCAGGGCCGGCTGGGTACTCTGGGGCGTCAGGTCAACCAGCGGCACCCCGTTGGAAGCCACCGCGTTGAGATGCTGCGTTAGCGCCTGGCGGACGGTACTGAGTGCCTGGTACTGCACCGCGTCGGCCTTGAGCGCCGCCTGCCAGATCACATCGTTGAGGCTGTCACGCAGCGCCAGCACATCGTCGACCACCGGCACATCGGCGCGTTGCACCGGTTGCTGGGCTTGTTGGGCCAGCGACGGTGTGGTCGTCAGTTTCACCGCCGGCGTCGCCACCGGGATCATTGACACAAACTGGGAGATCTGGACCAGCAAGGCATCCTGGATCAGGTTCACCGTGGCCTGTGAGGCCGCGGCGGAGTCCTTGCCAATGGTCAGTTTTGACGCGTCGAGGGACTTGGCGTCCTCGACCTGTTTTGAGAGATCAGCCAGCATTCCGTGATAGCCCTGGACGGCAAAATCCTTCAAACCCCGAACTTCGCCCACAACGCTCTTGACTTCGCCCACCAATCCGTTGAATTCGCCCAGTACGCTTTTAACCGCGGCACTCACTTGCTGGGGGAACTCCTTGACCGTGCGAACCAGGGCATAGATGTTCGCGTACGTATTGATCAGTGGTTGCAATTCGTGCTCGATCGCCTGGTAGGCCGAGGTAATCCCCTTGCGCAGGTTTTCCAGGCCGATCCGCGCCCGGTTGATCTGCGACATCGCCCCATCGAAACGCGCCACCGAAGAGTCGAGCAATTTGTCCGACGCCACCTGCAATTGCTTCTGGGTGTCGACGACGGCCTTGGGGAACTGCAGCGGCTCATCCGGATAGAACTTCAGGCTGAAAGTCACCAACCCGCCATCCTTGCGGGTCTGGGTCATCTCGCATTCGCCGACCTTGACCTGCATCCGCCCCTGCCACGGGTGAACCAGTTCGCCGCTCCCCTCCTCCAGCGCCTTGAGCAGCGCGTCGCGCTTCTCGAGACAATCGGCGCCAACGATAAAAGCAGTCAGGTCATAGATCTTCGACTGTTGGCCGAGCCCTTCAAAAAACGGCCGATCACGCTGCGGGTATTCATGTAACTGGCCTTTCTGGCCGACCGGGTTTTTCGCCTGGTCGACCCAGAATGGCACGCCGCGAAACGACGCCGGCAACAAACGATCACGCCAGCTAGTCGCCATAGGCACCTCCGTAGGAAAGCGAGCGATAGCCGACGCGAGGCGTCAGGTCCAGGCCCGGTTGATTGGTTTGCGCTTGATCGACGCGCAAGCCCGCTGGCGCGTCCTTGAAGTTCACGGTCAAGCCGCCTTCGAGTTGCGTACGGTTGTTGGCGGCGGTTTGTTGGACAAGGCCGCTGCCGTTGCTCGTCAGGCCGGAGTCAGTGCTGCCCGATGAGTCGCCCCAGTTCCAGAAGGAAGAACCGCTGTCATTGGCCGCCTTGGCATTACTGGCCTCCTGTTGCTGCGCCAGGCCATCGACCTTGCCGGTGACCTTGGCGACAAAGTCACCGAAACCACCACTGAACAACTCCTTGATCGGCGTGATGAAGGTTTGCAACTTGCTCCACCAGCCAGCGAACCAGGCGACAATCGGATCCCAGTTCTTGATGATCATCCCCAGTGGAGACCAGTCGAACATCGTCTGGAAAAAGTCCATGACAGGTGTCGCCAGGCTTTGCA